ATGGCTCAGACCGGCGCACAGGCGGAGTCCGTCCGCCCGCAACCCCTTCCTTCCCTTGAACTTCCGTTCATTCGCGAGATCCCCGACAAGGGCGTCTGGTCCTGTTGGCATGTGGAGCCGACCGGCGACTACCGGATGGACTGCGAACTCGGCCGCGCCCTGGCATGGCGCACCGTGGAGTACCTGCGCCGGCATGCCTCGCGTGAGGGCACCCTCAGTCAGGTCCTGGCGGATATGATTGCGGCCGGGCGGGCCGACGGTGTGGAGATCGGCTTCGCCCAGGGCCTCGCCGAGGCCATCACGGGCCGCACGCCGGGCGGCGCGTCATGAGTGAGATCGTCGCGTTCGACTTCGAAACCCTACCGGTCCGCATGGCGGAGCGACAGGGGGAGCCCTGGTTCGTGCTGGCTGACGTCTGCCGGGTGCTGGGTATCGCGAACTCGCGCGATGCCGCCGCGCGGCTTGATGACGATGAAAAGGGTGTCGTTACTACCGACACCCTTGGCGGACCCCAGGACATGACCCTGGTCAACGAGTCAGGCCTGTACAGCCTCACGTTCACCAGCCGAAAACCGGTGGCGAAGCGGTTCAAGAAGTGGGTCACAGCCGACGTGTTGCCCACCATCCGCAAGACGGGCGGGTATGGGGCCGCGACGGGCGGCGATCTGCGCGTGCCGGTCCAGGCGGCGCGGGTCATGCGGCAGTTGAAGCTGGAGACGAACCCGGCGCTGCGGCGGACGCACTATGCGTTCCTGGTGCGCTTGTGCGCGTCGTGGGGTGTCGAGGCGCCGCCCCTGGAGGAGATCGGGCGGGATGCTCCGCCCTTGCCCGACGTGGCGGCGCCGTTTTTCGCCGGGCTGGATCGGTTGACGGAGCTGGGCGTGCGGTGGAACCACGCCCGCCGCCCGGATCGGATCGCGGTGAACCTGAAGGAGGTCGCCGCCCACTTCGCGGCGCATGGGATCCCGGTGGTGATCGACACCCCGCTCCGAACGGCCCTGAAGGCGTGCCAGGACCCGCCGTTCCTCGGCCGCCTGACCGTCAACAGCGGCCTAACCGGGCGTTCTGTGCGGTGCTGGGTGTTTGGGGTGGGACGCATCGCCCTCTGACCTCGCCCCCCCCTGGACTCCTGCCCGCCCCCTGTGCATCCTATGCGCACAGTGGCCGGAAGCATTCGGCATTCGCATACCGCATCAGTGAGGGAAATCTATGGGAAAACTCCACCTCAACAGTTCTTTCATAATAAATTATAGTGTTCGCATAGTGCAAACGGAAGACTACCCATATGTCTTTGTAGAAATATTTACCGAAGCTCAATCATTGAGCTATAAAATTGTGACTGATGAGAATTTTAGTGATATTAACTATATATACCAAAGGCTTCAAAATGGCATATCATCTGCGGCAAACAACGTGAACGACAACCTCGAAATAGGAGAGTATTTAGAGCGAAATTATGTGTTCTTTACATATCCGGATGGCACGCAAGATAAGTATACTGCCTTTCGAATAGAATAATAGTGTCGTTTTTTGGGTAGATCGGGTTAAGGAATCCCAAACTCGTCAAACCCCACAACGTCCTGTCCCATCCATGTGTTGATCGCCGATTCGATCTCCATGGCGAGGGGGCGGAGTTCGAGGTACCAGAACACCGGGGCGGCCTTGGAGACGTCGCCGAAACCGCCGGCGTTCTGGGGCACGATGCCCAGCAGGTGCGGCGGCACGCGGTGCGCGGCGAGGACGTCGTCGCGGGTGACGGTCTTCATGTGCAGGAACTCGTCCTTGGCCGTCACCTCGGCGATCGGGATCAGCTTGAGGCCGTCCGGCTTGCCGTTGGGCGCGTACATCACGAGGTTTCGGAAGTTGCCGGGGCCTTTGCTGTTCTTCAGCGCCGTGCGTAGGGCGTCGATATCGGTCTGATCCTGGGCCGCGTCGGTCATGTAGAGGATGAACCCGGCGTGCGACCCGTTCACATAGTATTTGCGGCGGAACAGGGTCGCGGCCTCGTTGAGCAACGCCGACTGGAGGCAGCCTTCATAGGACGGGCGGCCGTAGATCTCCTGGGACAGGTCCGGCTGCTGCAGGTGCAGGACGTCGCCGGCGAGATCGTGTTCCCGGCCGTCGATCAGCATGAGCACGCGGCCGTCGCGGCGGACACGGGTGAACCGGCCGAGGGTTGGTTTCAACGCCATCGGCCGGCCCAGCACGGAATCGACGCGCTCGATCCAGGCATTGCCCAGCACGATCCGGTCTTGCAGGATCCGCGTCATGGCCGCGCGCGACAGCAGGGGCGAGGGTCGGTACAGGCTGGCCAGCATCTGGACCTTGAGGCCGACCGCGCTTTCATGGTGCGGGTTGGCCTTCAGGGCGCGCACCAACCCGTCGAAGGACAACGGCGGCTCGTAATACGACCCGTTCCAGGCGGACTCGAAGTAACCCAGGATCTCGCGCTGATCCAACACCGGCTCGGGATCGCCGAAAGTGAAGACCTCGACGTGGGGCTCGGCCGGGGCGGCCGTCTCGGGGGCGGTTTCGGTCATCAACAGAACTCCACAAAGCCGCGCCGGCCGGCCGGATGGCCGCCGCCGGTGTCTTCGAAGTCGCGGAACTCGACCCGGTCGAGGGCGTGCATGATCGCCCAGGCCACGTCCGCATGCCCGGTGGTGTCGGAGCGCGACGCCTGGAACGTCATCTGCCGCCCGGTGGGCGTCATGGTCTGGCGGATGGCCAGGAAGGCGAGCGGAATGTCGGTCTGCCCGGCGTCCCATTCGACCCGGCGGCGGCTGATCAGGTGCTTGGCCTTCAGCACCATGCGGGCCTTGGTCTCGACCGAATAGGTGATGGCCACGGCGGCGGGCCAGAAGCCGCGCACCATCTCGAACACGCCGGCACCAATGCCGGAGACGTCGACGGCGACGCGCTCCACCCGGTAGCGCGTGGTCAACTGGCGGATCGCCTCGGCCTGGGCGTGGAAGTCCACCCCGCTGAACGTCAGGCGTTCGATCACGCGATAGGCCCCGCCCTCGGTCTTGGGCGGCGCGATCACCGCGACCGACGCATCATCGCGGCTGCGCGACGGGTCATAGCCGATCCACACCGGGCCGAGGTTATGGCGGTTGTCGCCCTCCGGCACGTCCGGCCATGCGTCCCAGGCATCGACCGAACACTTCTGCAGCTCGGCGAAGGTGAAGAACGACGCCGCGTCGTCGACCCACTGGCACAGGAACAGGTTGGCGAAATCGCGCTCGTTGTAGGCCCGCCGCAGGTCCTCCAGGTCGAACAGGTCGCAACCCTGCGCGGCCGCGTCCTCGATCGTGACCATGTGCCGCCACACGCCGTCCGGCCCAACGGCGCCGTGCTTCAGCACCTCGTGCGCCAGCACGAACGCGGCCTGATCCTCGCGCGGGCGGTCGCGGTTGAACTCCCGCCCGTCCCAGAAGGCGGCCGCGTCATGGCCGATGGTCGACGGCGTCGAGAAGTAAGTCAGGCGCCACTTCTTGTGGGTCGCCATCCCCGAGGCGACCTTCTTGAACGCGGCCAGCTTGCCGATCCAGGCGTATTCGTCGAGGTAGACGTGGCCGTGGTAGCTCTGGGCGGTCTTCGTATTTGTGCCCAGGAAGTACAGTTCCGCGCCGTTGCCGAGCTTGATGGGGGAGCCCTGCAGCTCCACCCCGGTGACGTCCTTGATCCAGGCGACGATGTAGCTCTTGAACACATGCGCCTGGGCCTTGGAGGCGGACAGGAAGATCTGGTTGTCGCCGGTCTCCAGGGCGTCGAGCGCGGCCTCGCGGGCGAAGTACCATGTGGCGCCGATCTGGCGGGACTTCAGGATGTTGCGCCGCTTGTGTTCGGCCTTCGCCTGCCACCAGGTCTTTTGGTACGCGAACAGGGGAGCGTGGAAGTCCGCGCGCAACGCGGCGACCTGATCCTCGGTCAGGGTGTTCTTGGCGACCTTCGCCTTGCGGCGGCCCTCGGCGCGGTTCTGGATGGCGGGGTTGAGGTCGGACTCGCGGCCCGTGGTCTCGTACTTCTGCACCCGCGCGGTGCGTTCGATCAGGCGGCCGAGGCGCTCCATCTCGTCCAGCTCGCGCTCGGACTTGTCCGGCGTGGCGATCAGGACGGCGAGCCGGCGTTCGGCCGCGTCCTCGATCCGGGCCGCGCGCGGGGCCTCGTCCCATTTGTCGCGGCGCTTCCAGCTATCCACGGTGCCATAGGGGATTGCCAGCCGCCGGGCTATGTCGGCGACGGCGTGGCCCTGCCAGTACAGGGCGCGGGCGTCGGTGCGCGATGTGGTGTCGGTCGTCATGGCGCCCATGGGGCCGCGCCGATCCGCGCAACGCACGCCTGCGCGGGTTGGAATGCCCGCATTCCAACCGCGAGGCCCTGGTCTCCGCCCAATCCCTCCGCGCACGCTGCCCGAAAGCGAACCCGTCCAATGAACGGAGAGAGCGCGTGCGCACCAAGTGGTTCCGGGTCTGCCAGTCGGGCAAGACCATCGACGGGCGGGAGATCACCCCCCAGCAGATCGACGAGATGGCGGAGACCTACAACCCGCGCACCTACGGCGCCCGGGTGTTCGTCGAACACTTCCGCTCCATCCTGCCGGACTCGCCCCTGTCGGCGCTGGGCGACGTCCTGGCCCTGCGGGCGGAGACCGATTCCGAAACGGGGGCGCGCGTGCTGCTGGCCCAGGTCGACGCCACCGACCGCCTCATCAAACTCGCCCAGAACCGGGACAAGGTCTACTGGTCGATCGAGATGATGCCGAACATGGCCGGCACCGGCAAAGCCTACATGCATGGCCTGTCCGTCACCGACACCCCGGCCTCGCTCGGGACCGAGCTCATCAAACTGAGTGCCGGCGCCGGCACCCTGCCGGAGGCGATGCGCGACCACCTGTTCAGCGAGGCCGTGGAACACGTCGGCCCGCTGGCCGAGGACACCCCGGACACCGGCTTCGTCGAGCGCATCCGCCAGCACCTCAGCGGCGAGAGCCGCAAGACCGACGCCCGCCTGACCGGCCTGGAATCGGCGGCCGTCGAGATGGCAGGCGCCCTAGGGTCCCTCCGCGCCGACCTGCACACCCTTCTGTCCAGCTCCCCCGGCTCCTCCGGTTCGCCGGCTCCGGCTGCCGTTCCCCCCACGCAGCCGCCGGCGACGGCGGCGGGCGCGTCCTCGGCCCCCGCTCCGGGTCAGACGTCGCCCGCCGCCCCCACTCGTGACGATGCCCCGGTCGCGGCCCTGGGCGCGCGCTTCGACCAGCTCCTTGAAACCCTCAGCCACATCCCCGCCACCGCCGGCCGGCCCCTGTCGGCCGGCGGCACCTCCACCGCTTCCCTCAAGACGGACTGTTAGGTATGCGCAACGACACCCGCGGCGTCTTCAACGCCTACTGCGCGGACCTCGCGCGCCTCAATGGGATCCCGGACGCGACCCAGAAGTTCGCGGTGGCCCCCACCGTCGAACAGACCCTGGAGAACCGGATCCAGCAGTCGGCCGAGTTCCTCCAGCGCGTCAACGTGACCGGGGTCGCCCAGCCGTCCGGGCAGGTCCTCGGCCTCGGCACCACCGGTCCCATCGCCGGGCGCACCGACACCAAGAGCACCCAACGCCAGCCCCGCGATATCCACGGCCTGGGGCGGCGCGACTATCAGACCGTCCAGACCAACTTCGACAGCTTCGTTCGCTACGAGACCCTGGACGCCTGGGCCAAGTTCCCGGATTTCCAGACCCGGGTGCGCAACAAGGTGGTGGAACAGATCGCCCGCGATCGCCTGACCATCGGCTGGAACGGAACCCATGCTGCCGCCAACACGGACCCGGTCGCCAACAAGTTGCTGCAGGACGTCAACGTGGGCTGGCTGGAATATCTGCGCACGGCCGATCCGGGGCGCGTGTTCGCCGGGCCGAAGGTGGGCGAGCAGGCGGGGGCCGACTACAAGACCCTCGATGGCCTGATCTTCGACGCCGTCAACACCTACCTTGAGGACTGGTACAAGGACGATCCGAACATCATCGCCATCTGCGGGCGCTCCCTGTACAGCGAACGCATGCTCGGCCTGATCGAGGTCCACAGCGGCACGCCCACGGAAGCCGAGGCCCTGAAGACCCTTCAGGCGCACCGTGCCGTCGGTGGCAAGACCGCCCAGTTCGTGCCGTTCTTCCCCACCGTTTCGATCCTGCTGGCCAATCCGAAGAACCTGTCCATCTACTGGCAGACGGATACCCGGCGCCGCCAGATCGAAGACCAGCCGTCCTGGGACCGCATCGTCGACTTCCAGTCCGTCAACGAAGGCTACGTGATCGAGGACACGGGCGCCTGTTGCCTGATCGAGGGCATCCAGGTGCCCGACGGCGCCGGCGGGTGGGCGTGATGGCGACCCCGGCCCAGATCGCGCGCGCCCGGTCGCTCGCCCGCATGGATGCCGCGCGCGCGGCGGACGCGTCTGTCGCGCCCACGGGGACGTCCGGCCTGGACGTCATGCTGCGCCGTCTCAAGGCGGACCTCGATCGCATCCGCGCCGTCAAGTCCATGGCGACCCGGGGCGAGATGAAGGCCGAGCTGCTGCCCGGCTACATGCCCTATGTGGACGGCGTGATCGACGCCGACAGCGGCCGCCAGGACGCGATCGTGGTGCAGATGATGATCTGGGCGCGCGACGCGCAATCCTGGCCGGTGGTGCTGCGCATCGCGGGCTATGTGGTCCGCCACGGGTTGGCCATGCCGGACGGCTTCGACCGCGACGCCGCGACGTGGCTGGTCGAGGAGCTGGCCAACGCTGCCGCCGATGATCCGGCCGTGTTGCCGCATCTCGACACGGCGCTGACCCTGACCGCCGATCACGACATGCACGACCCGGTGCGCGCCAAGGCGCTCAAGGTGCTCGGTCTCGCCGTCGAGGACACTGACCCGGCCCTCGCCCTGGATCGGCTGGAGCGGGCCTATGCCCTCGACCGGGGGGCGGGGGTCAAGAAAGCCCTCGACCGTCTGCGCAAAACCCTGTCCGTCCCCGATCCCGATCCGGGATCGGCGGACACCGCATAGCGCGCGGGGGATCCGGGTTCCTCCCTCGCACGCTTAGGGGCCGAAGCGGAGCGTATCTCCTCCTTCGCTTCGGCCCCGGTCCCCTCACGCGGGAGCACGCTGCATGGTCTCCGTCATTCCGCACTCCGCCGTCCCGGCCGATCCGGTGATCATCGCCGTAGATCCGGACGGCTGGTATCCGGCCGTCGACGTGACCGCCTTGCGGGTTCGCACCGGCCTGGACGGCACCTGGACCGACGCGCGCCTGACCCCGGTGGTGCGCGAGGAAGCCGACGCCATCGCCGGCGTGCTCGCCGAGTGGCGGGCCGAGCGCGAGGCCAAAGGCGCGGCGTCCCTGACCGAGGTCGACCCGCACCGGAGCATCGAGGGCACCCCGCTGGCCGTCTGGCGTTGGCAAGCCGCCCTCGACGGGCGGGTGCGGGCCGCCGTCATTCGCGCCACCCGGGACTTCCACGCCACCGGCGACGGTCACGACCGCGCCGACGCGCTCGAGCCGACCGCCGACGACTGGCTCGGCCGGGCGCACGAAGCCCTGTCGCGCCTGATGGGCCGGCCCCGCACCGTGGTGGAGCTGATCTGATGGCCTCTTCCCCGACCCCAACCGCCTTGGGCCTGACCCGCGCCCGTCCCGGCGACACCGTCGACGCCATCGCGTGGCGCACCTACCACGACAGCGCCATGACGGAGGTCATCCTGGACGCCCCGGCCAACCGGGGCCTCGCCGCCCTCGGTCTGATCCTGCCGGCCGGAACGCCCGTCGCCCTGCCGCCGCGCACGGCGCCCGATCCCACGCCCACGCACACACTCTGGTGAGACCATGACGCCGCCCCCGAACACCGCGCCCGACTGCGACGCCGACCGCTGCCCCTATGCCGACGACCTCGTCGACCGCATCGCGGCCAACGTCGGCCGCCACGCCGCCCGCGAGTTCTTCGCGATGCTCGGGGTGGACGTCCGACAGCCGGCCGAGGTCGAAGAGTTCCGCCGCGACCTGCGCTTTGCCGGCTTCCTGCGTCGCCACACCGACAAGGCCATCGGGGGCGTCATCACCGCGATTGCCCTGGGCGCGCTCGCTCTCCTGTGGGGCGGGGCGCAACTCGTTATGGGAGGTCCCAAGCCATGACCGATCGTCCGTTCTCCGTGCCTCGGGGGATCCGCAACCACAACCCCGGCAACATCGAACGGGGTGCCCCCTGGCAGGGGCTGGCCGACCCGGCCGACATGACGGCCGAACAGCGCGCCGAGCCCCGGTTCTGTGTGTTCGCCGCCCCCAAGTGGGGCATCCGCGCCCTGGCCCGCGTCCTGATCACCTACCAGGACAAACACGGCCTGCGCACCGTGCGCGGCATGATCAGCCGATGGGCGCCGAAGGCGGACCAGAACAACACCGAGGCCTATATCCGCATGGTCGCCGACCGCCTCGGCGTGGCGCACGACACGGCGATCGACGTCCACACCTACGACGTCGCGCGCGCCCTGGTCGAGGCCATCATAAGCCACGAGAACGGGATGCAGCCCTATGACCGCGCCATGATCGACACGGGCCTTGCCCTGGCCGGGATCGAGCCGCCGGTGCTGATCACCGACCGGCCGGCGCCGGCGCTCCCGACCAAGCCGGCGCCGCGCCCGCTGCGCCAGACCAGCACGGGCAAGACGGGCGCGGCGGGCCTTCTCGCCGTCGGCGGCACGGTGCTGACCGTGGCGGCCGAGAACGCGGACGCGGTGTTGGACGCGGCGACCAACCCGGCCGTGCGCGCCCTGATCACCGCCGCCCCGTGGGTTGGCGGGGCTCTGGCCGGTCTGGCCGTGCTGGCCATCCTGCTGTTGCTCGCCCGCAAGCACCGTCTGGAGACGGCTTGATGGGCCCGGTTCTGCGCGCGCTGTTGGGGCGCCTGGGTCGCATGGCCCTCGCGGCCGGGGCGGCCGTCATGGCGTTTATGTGGATCCGGGGCGACGCCGCCCGGGATGCCAACCGTACCGCACACGTCCGCTTGATGGAGAAGACCGCCGATGCGCAAGGCCGCATGCTGGACGCGGCGGGCGATCGCCCTCGCGACCGCGACACTCTGGCTCGCCGCCTGCGCGACGGCCGGTTCTGAGCCCGCCGTGGTCTGCCCGCCCTTGATGGCTTACGACCACGCGACCCTGGCCGCCGCCGCCGAGGCTGTCGAGGCGCTGCCGGCGGACTCACCCCTGATCCCCCTGTTGGCCGATTACGCCCAGGTGCGCGCCCAGATCCGCGCCTGCCATGGGACCGCGCCATGAGAACGCTCACCGACCTGCGGGCCGATCTGCTGGCCGGCCCGTTCCGGATCACGCCCGACCGGCTGTTGACCGTGGCCGAGTCCGGCACCGTCCGGGCGGCGCGCGGGCCGCGCAACGGCCACCTCGAACTGGCCTACAAAGCCGTCGTGATCGTCACGGACTGGACCGGCGATCCGCGCACCCTGTTGTGGTGGGTCACGGACTGGATCCAGCGCCACGCCCCGGCGGCCGAGCCCGACGCGGTGTCGTTCGTCTCGGACATCCTCGATCATGAGCGCGCGGACCTCGAGCTGCGCATCGATCTGACGGAGACGGTGCGCGCGGTCGCGACCCCGGACGGGGTGGCGATCGACCGCGAGCCCGATCCCGACGCCCAGGCCCTCGACATGACCGCGCTGTTCCCGGGGCTCACTCATGGCGGAGCTTGAGGGATCGGCGCCTCTCGACGCCTGGATGGACCGGGCCGTGCGCGCACTCGAGGCCGGCGCCTTGCGGGGTGTCGTGCGCGACATCGCCCGCACGGTGCGCCGGCGCACTCAGGCGCGCATGGCCGCCCAGGTCGCCCCGGACGGCACGCCCTGGGAGCCCCGCAAAGCCCAGGACCAAACGAAAGGCGGCACCGTCCGCAAGCGGGCCGCCATGATGCGCGGGCTTCGCCGGGCGCGCCGCCTGCGCATCCAGGCCGCCGGCGATCGCGTGGCGATCGGCTGGCGTGGCCGTGACGGGCGCATCGCCGCGCTGCACCACCACGGCGGCCGCGACCGCGTGGTCGAGGACCGCCCCCGCACCGCTGATTATCCCGCCCGCCCACTGCTGGGTTGGACACCTGAGGACGTGGCGGCCGTGCGGCGTGCGCTGCTTCAACACCTGCGAACCTGACCCTCTTCGGCCCCGCCTTTCGGTCGGGCCTTTCGGTTGGAATGCCCGCATTCCAACCGGAGGGCCGTCGCGGGGCCGGTCTGGGGGCGGCATCGTGGCGCCATGGGCCGCGATCACGACATCGACACCGCCGATCTGCACCGCCGCGCCGGCAACATGCTGCGCGTCGGCACCATCGCCGCCGTGGATCACGACCGGGCGCGGGTGCGCGTGGCCGTGGCGGGTCGGACGTCCGCATGGCTGCCCTGGCCGGCCGACGTGGGACGCAACTTCGTAAGCTGGCGCCCGCTGCGCCCCGGGCAACAGGTGCTGGTCGCCGCCCCGTCCGGTGATCCCGCCAACGCGGTCATCGTCCAGACGCTTTACTCCGGCGCCCTGCCGGCCCCCGACACCGACCCCGAGGCCGACGTCATCCGCTTCGATGACGGCACCACGATCACCTATCGCTCCGACGATCACACGCTGACCATCGACACCACCCGCGCCTTGGTCCTGCGCGCCGCCGAGACCCTCCGGATCGAGGCCCCGCATGTCGAGATCACGGGCCAGAGCTTGACCCACAACGGCGTCAACGTCGGTGCCGATCACGTCCACACAGACGTCAAGCCGGGGCCGGCCAACACCGGCCCGCCGGCCGGCGCCTAG